TTTATCAAATTCTTTTTCTTTATCATAGTTTATTTCAATTCCTAAGTAAGGCTTAGTTCCTATTTTATCTTCAACCATTATCTTGTTCCTTGTTGTTTACGTAAATTGCTATTATAGCATAATGTATTATTTTATACAAGTCTAAATTATTCTTTCCATCTTTCTTTCCAAACCTCATAGCATACTTCATAATGTTTCCAAGACAGAATCCTTCTCCATATCCTGAATCAATTATCATATCTGTTGCTTGGTACTTACCGTTAGCATAATGCTGGTCGTATGTATTACCTACGTAAGCTTTGATTTCGTTTAACAGTTTGTCTTCATTAAATTTATAATTCACTACTCTTCCATTCCTTTGGTAAACTTTCTTCGTTGTACCATTTAAAGTTATTTGTTTCTGCCCATTCTGCATGAGTTCTTTTTGTTCCATCTTTCCTTACTTTTGCTCCTGGCATTGGAGAGAAAGGTTTTTGAAAAAGAAAGACTAACTCATAATTATCAGGTAAAGCATTCCTAATATGTATGTACTTACTATACTCTGCGTAATCCCAAAACCTACCTTTAGCTTCAATCAATATTGTTTTATCATCTATAACTTTTACAAAGTCAGGTTCGTATGTATGTTTAACTACATATTTTATATTATCCCAATGATGACTCCAATCTTTTAAAACTGTTTGGTGTATTTCATATTCCCAAATACTATCGTAGCCTTTAGGAACATTTACTTTCTTAGGTCTAGGTTTTCTTGGTACTCTTCTAGGCATTATCAATAGAAGAATCGTAGTTCTTAACTAGCTTCCAATAATCTAGGATAGCATTAAACATACCTAGATGCCTTTCATGAGATTCTTTATCCCAAACATGGAATAATATTAATCCAGTATCAGCTCTGTCTACAAAGATAGAAACTCTTTGAGGGTTATCTATATTACAACCTTGAGCATATGCTGATAACTGCATACCATGTTCATCATAAACTAATTTAGAAGGGTCTTTGCCTTTTAAGTTATCTTTAGTTTTAAAGTCAACAAAGATTCCAGACTTAGAATATAAATCTATTTTACCACCGTAACCTGAATCAGCACAGAAAGAATCTTCTGCTATCCATTCTTCATTAGGAAAGTTTTCATCTAACCAAGTCTTGATAAGCTTATAAGGTTTAGTTTTAGATATACCTAAGAAACCTTTTTCAATCTGATAGTGAATCTTAGTACCTTTCTTAGCAGCTTCCATGCCAATTTTCTTTGAATCCATCTTACATCTGTAAGCAAAAGAATCAAGAGATTCTCCCTCGTTTCTTTCAAGAGTGAGTGCAGAATTTAAAGCTTGATTTATCTTCCAATTTTCTAATGATGGTTTAGCTATCATACCTAGTATGGTAGTAACCGAAGGTACAAGACCTAGACTTTTAGCATCTCTAAGTGTTGTGTTTCTTTCTTTACCATTAGCACCTATGATTGTGTACATAGGTTCTCCGTCTTGAGCATACCAATGTCCTGACTCAGACGTAAATTTATTATAGCTATCTAATTTAGTTTTGTCAATATCTTTTTTATTTTTCACGATGTTTTACCCACCTTAATTTTCTTGTCTCAGGAATGAATAGTAAAAATCTTACGTCTGACTTTACTTGTTCCGGAGTTCTTGTTGATTTTGATTGCCAATGTGACTTCTGATTAGTTCTCTTTTTTAATCCTGCTGTCTTAACATCTACTAATTTAATGTTACCTTCAGGGTCTCTGACTACTAAATCTATAAGTCCATCACAACCACAATTTTTAAATACTTCATACCCATTATCCCATAACCAAGTCACAGCATAATATTCAGCTAAGTCTCCTTTTCTACTGGCTGACTTTTCTTTAATGTGTTTCATACCAATTCTCTCCTATCTTGTATTCTCCTGTTAAAGGACAACGCATATTAAAATACTCACTTGCTTTCTCAATAGACTCAACTCCTAATCTTCCTACAAAATCTGCTTGAGATTCCTTGACTTGTATCTGCCATTCATCATGTATGTTAGCAACAAACTTAGCATCAAGAGTATTTAAGTTTATTAATTCTTGTAAAATACACATAGCTTTCTTCATAACAATGGCACCCCCGCCTTGTAATAAAGTATTAAGTGCAGCATGTTGACTACGTACATATATCTTACGACCATCTAATCCTTTTAGAAAACCTCTGTTAGAAGCTTTCTGGACTTTTTCTTTTAAGTCTTTTAGTGATGGTAAGTTCTTAAAGAAAGTTTGTTTTAACTCTTTACCTTTCTTTATACCACCACCGGCAACACTACCTATTTTAGCATCACCTGCACCATACACTAATGCATAGATAAATGTCTTAGCTTGGTCTCTTGTTTTAAGACCTGCAAGTTTTTGATTAGTAGTATGTATGTCTCCATTAATTACTTCTTCAATGTAATCGGAGTCGTCCATGTAATGTGCTAACATTCTAAGCTCTAAAGAACTAGCATCTATACCTACAAGTTTATAACCTTTTGGTACAGTCCAACATGAACGACACTCTTTACCATATGGAGAACCTGCATTTGGAACTTGTGCCATGTTAGGATTTCTGTGTGTCATTCTACCTGTAATAGTTCCATTAGGAATAACACTACCGTGAACTCTATCATCTTTAAGTTCATCTATCCATGATGTAACTTGTGCTATTCTTTTTTGATAAAGTAAAAAGTCTGCAATCAATTTAGCTTCTCGTATGTGTTCAATCTTTTTAAGAGTACCTTCATCTACAATTGGCTGACCTGTTGGTGTAAATTTAACAGGCTTCCAACCAAAGTCTATAAGATATTCTCCTATTTGTTTACGACTACCTAAATTAAAATCAACTAACTTCTGTCTCATAAAAGGTTCAACATTCTGAGTCTTAATACAGTTATCATATTCTTCGTCAGTAAGTCCACGTTTAGATAGCTCTCCATCTTTTTTAACATAAGGTGTAACTAACTTGTCATCCACTAATTTAGGTTTAAATGTATTATGAACTTCATCTTCTACTTCAAGTTGTTTTGTTTTAAGTTCAGCAAGAAGTTCCATAGCTTTCTGAGTATTAAAAAAGAATCCAGTTTTTTCTTGGTCTTTAATTATATTAGCTACTTGATGTTCAAGGTCTATAGATTTTTGACTAAATAAATTACCCTCCTTAATCAGGAATTTATATACAGCTTCATTTAGTTTAACATCTTGAATACAATACTCTAACATCTCAGGAGTATATGAATCAAAGTCTTCAGGCTGTTCTTGTTTTAACATACCGACTCTCCAACCCCAAGCTTTTAAAGCATGTCCATTTTCACGAACAGGATTAAATAGTCTTGACATAACTAATGTATCTTCAACCTTACAATTAAACTTTACATCATATAGTTTTTCTAATACAGGTATATCATAACCTATAATGTTGTGACCTATAAGTGTGTCAGCTTCTTGTAAAAATTTAATTCCCTCATCTATTTGTGTATTGTCAAACGTATGTATTTTACCATCAAGTTCTTTAGCTACAATACACCAGACATTATTAGGGTGAAGTCCATCAGCTTCTATGTCAAATACTATTTTAGAATTGTTCATTATCAAATGTTTCCTCCTCTGATACTTCAAACAATCTACCAGTATCAGGATTATATCTAAGACCACAAGCCAAACCTGTATCACCTGTGTATCTAGATTTTAATACACGAACCTTAGTCGTGTTTGCTTCTTCAGGATTAGTTGCCTGTTGATTTCTTTCAAGTGCAATCACACAATCAGATAACTGTGCAATACCTTGAGAGCCTTTCAAGTGTGATAGAGATACTTCGATACCTTGCTCATGTCCTTTATCACCACTTGCTCTACGTAAGTGAGATACTAATATCATACCTACACCTGTTTCTTCTACAAGACTACGTAATCTATTCATGAGAGTATCAATACCTCGTCTCTCGTCTCCCTCATGGAGAACATTAACAAGCATATGTAAGTGGTCAACTACTACCCATTTACATTCACATCCTACAATAATGTATCTAAGCTTAGCAAAGATATCATCAATATCAGTAGCACCTAAGTGAGCATGAATATAAACTCTACCTTCAGGTATTGCCTTGTCAAACAAAGCAAGTAAATCTTCTTCGGTATAGTTCTTTCTTTTCTCAGCTAAATAAATTCTATCATTAGCTTCAATAGATAAGATACCATCAGCAGTTCTTAACCAGTTCTCTTCAAGAGCTACAATACCTACGTTATCATTTGTATTTTTAATAAGCCAATGTTCAAGCTCTCTAGTTACACTAGACTTTCCGAGTCCTGTTCCACCTGTAAGTGTGACCAGTTCTCCCATACGCATACCATATAGTTTCTTATTCAATCCTTCCCAAGGATATGCAATACTTTCTTTTACTTCTCTATGTAACCAATCATCTTTTTGTGATGATAGTTCCATGATTCCAGATGGGGTATATGTCTTAGCATTCCACCATGCTTGAGTAAACTCTTGAAACTTTTTCTGTTTCAACATGTCGTTAGCATCTTTAAATCCATTAGGGAATGTCATGATTCTAGTTTTGTTAGGCTTTAGTATTTTAGCTACAGCTTTTGCAGCTTCTTTACCTGCCTTGTCATTATCAAAACATAAGACTACATTTTCAAATGATTCAACAAACTCTATGCTTTCTCGTATATCTTTTACAGCAGATGAAGCACCTCGTTTTAAAGATACTACTGCCCACTTACCTTGAAAAAGTTCATGTACTGCCATAGCATCACACTCACCTTCAGTAATGGTTAGATACTTACCACCTGTATTACCATAGAGTTGTTCTCCAAATAAACCTGTGCCTTCAAAAGTTCCATTACATCCAAAGTTTTTATTAGCTACATATCTTGTTTTAGTTCCAACAATCTCACTACCATTATGATATGGGTATATATGTTGTGTGACATTGTTATGAATGTCTTTTATAATCTTAACACCAAACTTTATAGCAGTCTTTTCAGATATATCTCTATCTGTCAAAGCACCATAAGAGCCTACATAAGATGTAAGAAATGTGTTATCTGGTTTTGGTTTACTTGTCATTTCAATTACCTTTCCTGTTGATTCATTGTCATAGTCTGTAAAGAATGTATTACAACTAAAACATTTAGCAGAACCATTCTCATTTAATGAGACAGCATCACTGCTTCCACATTTAGGACAGGGTAATTTGTGTTTAATAAATTGAGTTCTTTCTTGTTGCATTCTATCTCCACTAGAAATGTGGCTAGGCTTTTACACCTAGCCGAGTTATATTTATTCAGATTCTTCAGAGGTTTCTGTGTCTTCTGATTCATCTTCTTGTTCAACTAATGCTTCAGGAGAATCCTTCAACACAGCTTCAAGATTATTTTGATGACCTTGAGAAGCAAAGTTTAATGCTTCAACTAACACATTTAAAGTTCCTATCTTACTGATAGATATGTTAGCACCTGCTTTCTTTTGCTCGTCCTCAATCTTTGAAACATCATAGACTGATTCACCATCATCATTTTTTATAGTAATTATCATGATTAAAATTCCTCATCATCATCAAAAAATTCAGAGCCATCTTGCGATTTATACTCCACCAAGTCTACGATTTGAACAGCTTGTAAGTCCAGACCTTTACCTTTCTTACCTGCATACTCCCAATCGTATTCATTATATTGGACTCTAACTTTAGAGCCATTACCAACAGCAAGATTTACTTCCTGTTTGTTTTG